CGTAATGGTAGCGGAGACACAATCAAAATGGAGTTGATGGACATTCTCAAAGGAGACTACATCAATCCACATGTTTCTATTTGGTGGTATAAACTCGATTCGATCGATGAAGTCTCTGATCCCCAAATGTGGCTGAAGGCTAATCCGAATTTAGGAAAGACCGTTAGCTATGAAACATATCAACTTGATGTCGAAAGAGCAGAAAAAGCTCCGGCCGCAAGGAATGATATTTTGGCAAAGCGTTTTGGTCTTCCTATGGAGGGATATACTTACTACTTTACTTATGAGGAAACGCTACCTCATAGAAAGAGAGATTATTGGCAAATGCCTTGCGCTCTTGGAGCAGACCTTTCTCAAGGAGATGATTTCTGTTCGTTTACATTTCTGTTTCCTTTATCTAATGGGTGTTTCGGTGTCAAAACTCGAAATTATATATCTTCACTAACACTAATGAAACTCCCTGCTGCCATGAGAATCAAATACGATCAATTCATGAAAGAAGGAAGTTTAATTGTCCTTGAGGGAACCGTTTTAGACATGATGGAAGTTTATGAAGACTTAGATAATCATATAAACGAATGCGGATATGACGTTAGATGTTTTGGTTTCGACCCATATAATGCAAAGGAATTTGTAGAGCGTTGGGAATCGGAAAACGGCCCATTTGGAATCGAAAAAGTTATACAGGGTGCAAAAACGGAGTCCGTCCCTCTAGGAGAGTTAAAGAAACTTTCTGAGGAGCGGATGCTTTTATTTGATGAAGAACTTATGACTTTTGCTATGGGTAACTGTATAACTCTTGAAGATACGAATGGCAATAGGAAATTACTTAAGAAACGATATGAGCAGAAGATCGACGCTGTAGCCGCTATGATGGACGCTTACATTGCCTATAAATTAAATAAAGATACTTTTGAGTAAAGGAGGCGAAATTATGTGTGGAAATACAATTATACCAACGAATTAACTCACTACGGTATCCTCGGAATGAAATGGGGTGTTAGAAGGTATCAGAACAAAGATGGAACTCTTATGCCAGCTGGTAAAAAACGTTATGGGAACAAAGTAGGCGAAAGAAGTAAAGAAGGACCAAAAGACATAGATAAAAGAAAAGTCCTCTTATCGGCCAAAACCAAAACCGGGGCAGAAATAACCTTAAGTGAAGATCCCCCTTCTCCGATAGCAAAACTATTGAAAAAAATAACAGCTAAAAGTTCAGACGATACACAGTACGACCTTACTATTAGGGATTCGTCTGGTAAAAAAGTTGGAGACATGTCTTTGATTAACGTGTCTGACGAAGAAATTAATTTTGCTTGGATAGGAATAAAAAACAGTCAAAGAGGCAAGGGTTATGCGCAAGCCTCTATCAAAGCAGCAATAGATTTTGCTAAAAAAGAAGGCAAAAAAGTCATTACAATGGAGGACGTAGCAACGCCTGACGGAAAACATATTTATGATAAATTAGGATTCAAAGAAGTTCCGATGAACTCTCCTTTAAGTAAATTCTCCAAAATGTCGGCGTCGGAACTAGAAGAATATAAAATGTTTTGGGGAGAGCCTCGTCCAATGGTCATGTATTTGAATGATAACATAAAACATTCGTCTTCTCCGTTAGATATGCCTTCATTTTTCAACTTAGTAATGATGTATATGGATTTTGTAGATAAGGAGGGTAGGTTCGTAGAATCGTTAATCCATCACGGCATCCTCAATGCTGTTAATAAATCCGGTAAACTAAGTGCGGCCACTATTAATGCGTACAATCAAAAGATGGCTTCTCTGATGAACGATAAAGTTTCCGGCTTAAAATCACCATCCGGTAAAGTTGTACGATTTGTAGCTAAAAGAGGAGAAATTGGAGTTTTCATGGCTCTCGCTGATCAAGGGTATAACATGAACCAACTAAAAAACGGGATCTATGAATCAGGGAAAGTGGCATACAGAAAAACCGTAGTCGATAAGGTCTAAATATAAAAAAAAAGGGGGGTGGTAATTCAAAATGGAGAATTCATTTACTTCCAGATTAAAACATGCATGGAATGCTTTTTTCAACAAAGACCCCACCGATTATTACAAAAATGTTGGAATTAGCTATACTTATCGTCCGGATAGACCGAGACTAACACGCGGAAATGAGCGTTCGATAGTAACTTCAGTATACAATCGGATTGCTTTAGACGCTTCTTCAGTTAGTATTCAGCATGTAAGACTTGACGAAAATAATCGTTTCCTATCAGTCATTGATTCGGGGTTAAACAACTGTCTCACCGTTGAAGCCAACCTTGATCAAACCGGAAGAGCCTTTATTCAGGATACAGTTATGTCAATGCTTGATGAAGGATGTGTGGCTATTGTTCCAGTTGATACAACCTTTAATCCCAAAATTACTGGTTCTTATGATATTCTCTCAATGCGAACCGGAAAAATTTTGGAATGGCATCCGAGTCATGTTAAAGTTCGTGTATATAACGAGAAAACAGGTTGTAAAGAGGATATTGTGCTACCGAAGAGTGCAGTTGGTATTGTAGAAAATCCTCTATACGCCGTTATTAATGAACCAAATTCAACCATGCAGCGACTTATTCGTAAACTTAACCTTTTGGATGTTGTAGATGAACAAAGCAGTTCTGGTAAGTTGGATTTGATTATTCAATTGCCATATATTATTAAGACTGAGGCAAGGCGTCAACAAGCTGAAAAACGGCGTCAAGATATAGTAGACCAATTAGCAGGTTCAAAATATGGTATTGCTTATACCGATGGCACAGAGCGTATTACGCAGTTGAATCGTCCAGTCGAAAACAATCTAATGAAACAGATTGAATACCTAACGAGCATGCTATACAGCCAGTTAGGAATCACTCAGAGTATATTAGATGGTACTGCTGACGATAAAACAATGCTCAATTATTACAACCGAACAATTGAACCTATTCTTTCGGCTATCGTTGATGAGATGAAACGAAAGTTTCTAACTAAAACAGCTCGATCACAATTACAGTCGATTTCATTCTTTAGAGATCCGTTTAAACTTGTTTCAGTTAACGAAATTTCTGAAATTGCTGACAAGTTTACTCGAAACGAGATAATGTCATCAAACGAAATCAGACAGATTATTGGAATGAAGCCGTCGGATGACCCAAAAGCAGACGAACTCAGGAATAAGAATCTAAGCGAACCTAAGAGTGATAAAACTGACTCGTCAAACAATATGACTGAAGAAAAGAACGAGAAAACAATTAAAAAATAAAAGGAGGTCGATAATATGAGAAATGAAGTTTATGCTAGTTATCACGAAAAATTTGTCAAAAATACAATTATATACGCGTCGTTGGATACTAATTTATTGTATTTTTCAAAAGACATGACCCCTAAAGATTTAGTGTCTAAAAAGGAACTTAAAAACCTATTCGAAAAAGGCTTGATAATCGACGATGGCCACAATCTTTACAAACCGGTCAAACTATCAAAAAATCCAGAGACAAACGAATACAACGTTGTTGTTTATGATGGAACTGATGCTTATGTCTTTTCTTCAGAAGATAGCGAGGTATTCCCGTTGTCTCCGTCCTATAATGCAGTCACAAGAGTTATAACTATCCCAGATCAAGACGGAGTGTTGTACTTTAAGGGTTCTTCAGAAACAGCCCTGGTTCCCGGTGATCAAACAGCATTGGCAATTGGAGTCGAAAGTGTTACTATTACGGCTAAACCAGATGAAGGTTATATATTTGACCCAGAATCCGTATTTGTGTGGGAAATCGACACAAGAATAGAAGTAACACCTGCTGCGCCTACTTTTAACGATTCTACCGGAGTTATAACAATTCCTTCGGAAACCGGATGCATTTATAAAATAGACAATCTAGTTGTGCAATCCGGTCCACAAGATCCGATAGCTAAAGACACGGAAGTTGTTGTTACCGTTGTAGCGGATCAGGGTTATAAACTTGATAAGGATTCCATAGTAGAATGGACGTTCGAATGGACAGACATAGAAGTAACGACCGTTGCTCCGACATTTAATGATACAACCGGAGTGATAACTATACCGGATGTAGAAGGAGTAATTTATAAAATAGGAGACACCGCATTAGTAGCCGGTCCACAAGACCCTATAACAAAAAATGTAGAAGTAATAGTTACAGCTACTCCGGATGAAGGTTATAAATTCTCAGCTGAGTCTGTAACACAATGGACGTTCGAATGGACAGAGTCAGAGCTTTAGCGGCATTAACCGATAAACCAGCTTACAATTCCACCGCTATTCGGAAGATTATTTGACAACTCTCTAATAAGAAAGGAGAAAAATCAAAATGAGTAAAATTTTTGATTTCAGTGGCTGGGCTACCCGAAACAATCTCAAATGCTCTGATGGAAGAACCATCATGAAAGACGCATTTAAGCATAATGACGGGCAGACGGTTCCTCTTGTATGGAATCACCAGCACAACGATACTCTTAACGTTCTTGGGCATGCTCTGCTTGAGAATCGTGAAGAAGGAGTTTATGCCTATTGTAAGTTCAATGAAACAGAATCTGGAAAAAATGCAAAACTTCTCGTTGAACATGGCGATGTAACTGCTCTATCTATCTATGCCAATCAATTAAAACAGAATGGTTCCAATGTTATTCACGGAGCCATTCGCGAAGTGAGTCTTGTTTTAGCCGGTGCAAATCCAGGAGCTTTCATCGATACTGTTATTCGGCACGGCGAGACATTCGACGAGGAAGCCATTATTTATACTGGTAAAAATATTTCAATGTATCATTCAGATGAGAAGAAGGAGGAAGAAGAAACCATGGAAGTGGAAAAGAAAGAAAAAAACGAGGAAACCGTTGCCGACGTTTTCAACACTCTTACTGAAAAACAGAAAACGGTAGTATATGCTATGATTGGACAGGCTCTTGAGCAAAAAGAAGAGTCTGAAGATGATAACGATGAAGGAGGAAATAAAACTATGAAACATAATGTATTTGACCAAGAAGACGCTAAGAATGATGTTCTTAGTCATTCCGATGTGGAGGCCATCTTCTCCGATGTTAAGCGTTACGGTAGTCTTAGAGATGCCGTTCTCGCTCATGGTATCGAAAACATCGATTTCCTGTTCCCTGATGCTAAGAATGTTACTGATACCCCTCAGTTTATCCAAAGGGATATGGGTTGGGTTCAGAAAGTTATGAAATCTGTACACAACACTCCGTTCTCCAGAATTAAGTCTATCTTCGCGGATATTACAGAGGATGATGCCAGAGCTAAAGGTTACATCAAGGGTAATCTAAAGAAAGAAGAAGTATTCTCACTGCTTAAACGAACTACCACTCCGACCACCATTTATAAGAAACAGAAGTTAGATCGCGACGACATTGTTGACATCGTGGATTTCGATGTTGTGGCTTGGCTTAAATCTGAGATGCGTGTGTTGCTGGATGAGGAGATCGCTCGTGCTGTTCTAGTTGGGGACGGTCGTTTGGCTTCTTCCGACGACAAGATTAACGAACAGAATATTCGTCCTATCTGGACCGACGCTGATCTATACACAATTAAGGCTCCTGTAACTGTTGCTGCTAATGCCACAGCTGACGATAAGGCTAAGGCTTTTATTCGTGCAGCCATTAAATCCCGCAAGAACTATAAGGGTTCTGGCGAACCTACTCTGTATACTACCGAAGATATTCTTACCGATTGTCTGTTGATAGAAGATACAACCAGTCGAATCATTTATGATTCCGTTTCAAAGCTTGCTACCGCTCTTCGTGTTAAGGAAATCGTGACAGTTCCTGTAATGGAGAATCTTAGAAGAAACGATGGAGGTACTACTTATGAGCTTATGGGAATTATCGTAAATCTTACCGATTACAACGTCGGTGCGGACAAAGGTGGAGCTGTTAATATGTTTGATGACTTCGACATCGATTACAATGCTCAGAAGTACTTGATTGAGACTCGTTGTTCTGGTGCTTTGATTAAACCTTACTCTGCAATTGCTTTGGAACTTGTGACTGAAGATGATAAGGGCTAATTAACAAAGGAGGAGAATTCAAAATGGCGAAATGGTACGGAGTAATTGGTTATGCTGAAATGGTGGAAACGAAGCCCGGTGTATGGAAAGAGCAAATAACCGAAAGAACATACTATGGAGATCTTATTCGAAATACTCGTAAGCTTCAAACCGCCAATCAACTCAACGACAACATCAATGTTGCAAATGAGATCAGCATTGTATCCGATCCATTTGCCAATCAAAATTTTCATTCGATGCGATACGTTGAGTTTATGGGTGCTAAATGGAAGATCACAAATGTTGAAGTTCAGTACCCAAGACTAATACTGACTATAGGGGGTGTATACCATGCCCAGTAGGCTAGAACTACAGACTTTGCTAGAGGAATTACTCGGAAGTCGAAATGTATATTTTCAACCCCCTGAGTCAGTAAAGATGAATTACCCAGCCATTGTTTACGGTCTCGAAGACATCAAGAACACGTTTGCCAATGACAGGGTATATTTGTCTAAAAGAAAATATTTAATAACAGTCATCGATGAGGATCCAGATAGTCCTATTGTTGGTAGAGTTGCCTCTTTACCATCCTGTCGTTTTAATAGACATTTCGAATCGGATAACCTCAACCATGACGTTTTCATTCTAGAATTTTAAAAAAAAGGAGGACATAAATATGTCAAAACTTATTTGGGACAAGACCGGTGAACGTTATTACGAAACCGGTGTAAATCAGGGCGTTCTTTATCCTCAGGGGGAAGGCGGCACATATCCTAAGGGTGTTGCCTGGAATGGTCTTATATCCGTTACCGAGAGTCCTTCTGGTGCTGAACCGACGCCTCTTTATGCTGATAATATCAAGTATCTTAATCTCGTATCTGCTGAGGAGTTCGGTGCCTCTATCGAAGCTTACACCTATCCTGATGAATTTGCTCAATGTGATGGTTCTGCCGAAATCGCTACTGGCGTCATGATCGGACAGCAGAACCGCAAGGTCTTTGGTCTCTCTTATAAGACTGTACTTGGCAACGATTCTGATGGCAACGACTACGGATACAAACTACATCTTATTTATGGTGCTTTGGCTGCCCCTTCAGAAAAGGGTTATTCTACTATTAACGATAGTCCAGAAGCTATTACTTTCTCTTGGGAAGTCACTACAACTCCTGTTCCTGTAACAGGATTTAAACCAACCGCTTCCATCACAATCGATTCTACCAAGGTCAACTCTGCTAAACTGGCTGCTTTGGAAGAAATTTTGTATGGTAGCGAGGTAACTGAAGCAAGACTTCCTCTGCCTGACGAAGTAGCCGCTTTGTTGGCGGCGGACACACCGAGTGCTCTCGCCTTAGTCGAGATTTCCCCCGCAGATGAAGATGCAGATGTTGCGGTTGATTCTAACATTGTTCTAACCTTTAACAATAAGATTTCTCGTGAGTCGATCATTGTCACCAAAGACGACGGAACACTTGTTGCGGGAACAAAGACTTGGGACACGGCAGGTAAAGTATTGACGTTCGAGCCGACTGGGAATCTTTCAGTTAGCACCGTATACCTTGTTACGGTTGGAGGAGTTGTTGATATTTATGGTCAGGCGCTTAGTGCTGCGGTTATTAACTTTATGACCGCAAATTAATCCTCATATTTCTTATGTTTAACGGAGCTCTCCGAAATGATGGGAGCTCCAATTTTATTATTCGAAAGGAGAAAATTATCATGTTAAAAAAAACAATAACTTACACAGATTTTGACGGCAACGAAAGAACAGAGGATTTTTACTTCAATCTTTCTAAGGCAGAAATTATAGAAATGGAATTAAGCATAGCGGGTGGTATGACCCAAATGCTTAATAAGATTGTCACCGCTCAGGACGGCGAAAAAATTATCAAGACCTTTAAAGAAATCATTCTTAAGGCTTACGGTGAGAAGTCTCCTGATGGAAAAAGGTTTATTAAATCCGAAGAACTTTCCGCTGCTTTTTCTCAGACAGAAGCCTATTCTCAGTTGTTCATAGAATTAGTGACAAATGCAGATGCAGCAGCAAAGTTTATGAACGGGATTATTCCGGCGAATACCACTCAAATAGCAGCGCCGGTTGCACAACAATAAAAAAGTTAAGGAGGATTGAGGAATGCTTCAAATTACGATACCGGCCGTTGAACTATGGGACGAGCGGAAACAGGAATTCGTTACCACAAAAGAACAGACGCTGTCTTTGGAACATTCCCTCGTCTCTCTTTCAAAATGGGAATCCAGATGGTGTAAACCATTTCTAACAAAACAGGAAAAAACATTCGAAGAAACTTTGGATTACATAAAATTTATGACAATCACACAAAACGTGGATCCAGAAATCTACCGATACCTCACTAATGAAAACATTAACGAGATTAATCGATATATAGAAGCCCCGATGACGGCAACTTATTTTTCGGATGAAAAAAACAGTAAAACCAATAGAGAGCAAATTACAGCTGAGCTTATTTATTATTGGATGATTGCTTTAAATATACCATTTGAATGCCAAAAATGGCATCTTAACCGTCTTCTTACTTTAATTAAGGTTTGTAATATTAAAAATCAGCCTCCTAAAAAAAGAAGTAAAAAAGAAATTATGAGTCGTAATGCTGCTTTGAACGCTGCTCGTAGAAAACAATTAAATACAAAGGGGTGAAGCGATGAATAACAAACCACAAAAACACTATAACGCGTGGCTTACAACCTTTACAAAAAAGGCAGTTGCAGTAATTCTTATTATCTCATTAATAGATTTACAGCTATCATACATACTTGCTTTTATGGGTAAAGAGCAAATTGCAGAATCACTTTCTAGCACCATTGCCAACACCATCATCGGAGTAATGCTTGGATATTTCTTAAAAGCTCTTTTCGAAACATTCTTTGAAGAACGTGAAAAGAGATTAAATAAAAAACCCGAACAAAACTGTTCGTCTGAAGAAGACGAGTCAGTTGAATAAAGGAGGTTTTACCATGCCTAAAGGAGGAATAATCATGGGCAATAGCCCTTTAGTTAGTTATACCAAAATTAGCCCAAACAAGACCAGCCCAAGGAACCATAAAATTGACACCATTACAATTCATTGCGTTGTCGGTCAATGCTCAGTGGAGACTCTTGGCGATATTTTTACATCTGTTTCTCGTAAGGCATCTTCTAATTATGGTATCGGTGTAGACGGTCGGATTGGTATGTATTGTGAAGAAAAAGATCGGTCTTGGTGTTCTTCTAGCAGTTCGAACGATAATAGAGCAATTACCATAGAGTGTGCCAGTGATAAAACTCACCCTTATGCTATCAATGATAAAGTTTATAAGGCTTTAATAGAACTGTTAGTCGATATTTGCAAACGAAATGGTATTCCAGAACTTAAGTGGAAAGCTGATAAATCTTTAATTGGCCAGCCAGATAAACAGAACATGACTGTTCATCGATGGTTTGCTAATAAGTCTTGTCCTGGTGATTACATTTATAATCGTCTAGGACAAATTGCATCCGAAGTAAACGCAAAGCTAAATAGCGGCTCCTCTAATGTTAACCCCGAAATTTTATATAGAGTTCAGACAGGGGCATTTAGTAATAAAGCAAATGCCGACGCTATGTTGGCCAAAGTCAAAGCCGCTGGATTTGATACTTATATGGTAAAAGTAGATAACCTCTACAAGATTCAAGTAGGCGCCTTTAGTAATAAATCTAACGCAGATGCTATGGCCGCTAAACTTAAAGCTGCGGGTTTTGATACTTACATTACCACGAAAAGTGGAACAGCAGTGATCACATCTTCGAAGAAAAGCATAGATGAAATCGCCCGCGAAGTCATTCAGGGTTTATGGGGTAACGGTCAGGACCGAAAGGACCGCATCACTAAAGCTGGCTATGATTATTCAGCCGTGCAGAAGAGAGTAAACGAACTTCTATAAAAGGAGAATTTTGTATGATAAAGTTCAGACAAAAGGGTGATTTCTCTAAACTGACACGTTTCTTGGAGAAAGCCAAAGAGGTTGTACGTCTTGGAGATCTCGACAAGTACGGTCGGGAGGGAGTAGCCGCCCTTGCGTCTGCAACCCCTATTGACTCTGGAGAAACGGCCAGTTCGTGGAGCTATAAAATAACCGACAAACAAGGATTGGTAAAGATTACTTTTTATAACTCAAACATTCAAAATGGAGTTCCTATAGCCATAATTCTACAGTATGGACACGGGACTCGAAACGGCGGCTGGATACAGGGGAGAGATTACATCAATACCGCTATTCAGCCTATTTTTGACAAAATCGTAAATGAAGCATGGAGGGAGGTTACTAAGCTATGAGTAGAACAATAGATTCAAGAGTTGTTGAAATGCAATTCGACAATAGACAGTTTGAATCAAACGTCAAAACTTCAATGTCAACTCTTGATAAACTTAAGCAAAGTTTGAATTTTACCGGAGCCTCAAAAGGCTTAGAAAACGTAAGTACTGCCGCTAAAAACGTCAACATGTCAGGACTTAGTAATGCCGTTCAGACTGTACATGCTAAATTCTCTGCTTTAGAAGTCATGGCGGTAACAGCCCTCGCCAATATTACCAACTCAGCAATTAATACCGGCAAACAGTTAGTAAAATCACTAAGTATTGACCAGGTGACCGCAGGTTGGACTAAATACGAACAGAAAACAGCATCCGTCCAAACCATCATGAACGCAACAGGTAAATCGATTGACGAAGTAAACGGTTATCTCGATAAGCTTATGTGGTTCTCGGATGAAACAAGTTATGGATTTACCGATATGACAGCGGCTCTTGCCCAGATGACTTCTTCTGGCGGAGATATTGAAAAACTTCTCCCCTTGATTACAGGTGTAGCGAATGCTACGGCATACGCTGGTAAAGGCGCTGCTGAATTTAGTAGAGCAATGTATAATTTAAACCAGTCATATGGTATGGGAAGTCTTCAATACATTGACTGGAAAAGCTTAGAACTTGCTGGCATTGCCTCAAAAGAACTTAAACAGATATTTATTGATACTGGCGTCGCCATGGGGAAGATTGCAGAAGGAGAAGTTACAATAAGTAACTTTGGTAGCACTCTGAAAGATAAATGGGCCGATACTTCAGTTATGGAAGCGGCATTTGGAAAATTCTCAGAGCTCTCTGAAGAAGCATATAAACTTGTTCAATCCGGAGAATATGATACAGCCTCTGAAGCGATGGAGGCTTTATCCGGACAATACTCGGATGTTGCTGAAAAAGCATTTAAGGCAGCCCAGCAAGCAAAAACATTCACCGAGGCAATTGACGCCACAAAAGACGCAGTGAGCACCGGCTGGATGAAAACCATGGAGATTATATTTGGTAACATCGAAGAAGCAACCGTACTTTGGACAGACGTCGCCAATGCTTTATGGGATGTTTTCGCCAGTGGTGCAGAAGCACGTAATGAGATGTTAGAGGGATGGAAAGAACTTGGTGGACGAACCGCTTTGATTGAATCGTTCGCAAATGCGTTCGAAGCCTTAGGAAAAATAATTACCCCAATCAAAGAAGCCTTTAGGGATATCTTCCCAGCGATGACGAGTGAGAGACTATATGCATTAACCGAAGGATTAAAAAGTTTCACAGAGAAATTGCAAATCGGAGACGATACCGCTGATAAAATCAAGCGAACATTCAAGGGTTTATTCGCTGTTCTCGACATGGTTAAAGACGCTTTCTTATTTGTCTTTAAAGTGGCGGGTCAAGTCTTTAACTTATTTGGAGGACCAACGGCTGGAGGAATATTAGAACTTACAGCAAGGTTTGGTGATTTCCTTGTAAAACTGCATGATACTGCCGAAGCAGGAAATATATTTGGTAGAGCTTTTGAGAAAATCCAAGAAATCTTTACAACTGTAGCTGATAAAATTAAAGATGCTATCTCAAGAATAGGATCAGCATTTCAAGGTTTCAAGTCTATCGATATGGGACCTTTGGATGAGTTTTCGGAGAAGGCAGAAAAAAGATTACGTCCGTTTACTCGTTTAGGGCAGATATTTGGAGCAGCGTTTGAAGCAATTGTAAAAGTTCTGGAATGGGCAGCTCCAATTGTCGCTAAACTTGGAAGTATTATTGGAAAAGGATTAGGTGCTCTCGCTGATAAGGTAAGTTATACTGTCGAAAATATGGAGTTCAACGAGATTCTCGACCTTATTAATGCTGGTCTTTTTGGTGCTATTCTCTATGGAATCAAGAAGTTTATCAATTCGTTAACAGAAATAACATCAGGAGCCGGAGGTTTCCTTGATGGTATAACTGGAATACTCGACGGTGTCCGCGGTTCATTGGAAGCTTATCAAAGTAGTCTAAAAGCTAAAACCTTGTTAACTATCGCAACAGCTATCGGTATCTTGGCAGCTGCCCTTGTTGTGTTATCAATGATCCCAAGCGATAAACTTACTACTTCCCTAGTTGCTATTAGTGCCCTATTCGTCGAATTATCGGCTTCGATGATTGTTCTCGGTAAAACGTTGGGTAACGTCAAAATGGCTAAGATTTCGGGTCAGTTGGTTGCCATGGCTACAGCAATTCTCATTCTCTCGAGTGCCATGAAGAATCTTGCCGAACTTAATCAGGAAGACTTTAATAAGGGAATACTTGGAGTTGCGGCCCTTGCTGCTACATTAGTAATTTCGGCTAATATGTTGAATAAGAGTTCTGGAAAACTCATAAAAGGCTCTACTGGATTAATTGCTTTTGCGGCTGCAATTTTGATTATGTCAAAAGCGGTCGAATCAATATCTGCACTTAGTTGGGATGAATTAGCTAAGGGTCTAACTGGACTTACAGTTATTCTTGCTGAAGTAGTCGCAGTTACACGTCTTATGGGCGATCCAAAACACATGATCTCAACGGGCATAGGTATGATAGCCCTTGGTGCTGCGATGCTTATATTTGCAGAAGCAGTTGAAAAGATGGGTCAATTATCTTGGGATGAAATAGCTAGAGGTCTAGTTGCAATGGCCGGAGCTTTAACTGCTATAACAGTCGCTATGAACTTAATGCCTAAGGGTATGATTAACAAAGCAACTGGAATGGTTGTCATGGGTGCTGCGTTACTAATCATTGCCGAAGCCATGTCTAAATTTGGCGATATGCAATGGGATGAAATAGCTAGAGGTCTAGTTGCAATGGCCGGAGCTTTAACTGCTATAACAGTCGCTATGAACTTAATGCCTAAGGGTATGATTAACAAAGCGTTGGGTTTAATCGGTGTAGCTACAGCTCTTCAAATCATGATTGGTCCTCTTAAAGAAATGTCCGGAATGTCTTGGGATGAAATAGCCAAAGGATTGGTTATGTTAGGCGGATCTCTTTTAGTTTTAATTGTAGCAGTAAATGCTATGACTGATGGATTAGCTGGAGCAGCTGCTATGTTAGTAATGGCCGCTGCTATCAGAATTCTAACACCAGCGCTTGAAAACCTTGGTCAAATGAATCTTGCTGAAATAGGAAAAGCATTATTAGCACTTGTCGGAGTCTTTGTTGTAGTCGGTGCAGCCGGATCACTATTGGCTCCATTAACTCCTATTATATTAGGACTTGCGGCTGCAATTGCTTTACTCGGTGTAGGGGTTGTGGCTATAGGCGCAGGTCTTCTTATGTTTTCAGCTGGTCTTACGGCTCTTGCAGTTTCAGGTACTGCTGGAGCAGCAGCATTAGTCGTTGTTGTAACAAGCTTAATAAGTCTAATTCCTATGGTTCTTGAAAAGATTGGTGAAGGAATTATAGCCTTTGCTGGTGTCATAACAAATGGTCTACCCGCTATCATGGAGGCCGTTAAACAGATTGCACTTGCACTCATTCAAATTCTTATTGAGATTACTCCACCTGTTGTTGAAGCACTATTAACGTTTCTTGTAACTTTACTTGAGCAATTAGCTAACGCTGTTCCACAAATGGTAGATGCTGGTATGCGTCTTCTTATAGGTATTCTTGAAGGTATAGCTGCGCACATTCAAGACGTGGTAGTAGTTGCTTTAAAACTTATTTCCGAATTTCTACGAGGTATAGCTGAAGGTATTCCTGGAGTGGTTCAATCCGCAGTAGATGTCGTCGTTGCGTTCCTGAAAGCAATAGGAGAGGAAACACCGAGAATTATTGATGCAGGATTTAAGATGATAATTAATTTTATCAATGGATTAGCTGATGCTATACGGGAAAACACCCCTGCTCTAGGGAAAGCGATGGGCAATTTAGCAGGAGCCATGATTGAAGGGCTTGTTGGCGGTTTAACTGCCGGAATTAAAAGCGTGGTCGATTCTGTTAAAAATCTTGGTAAAAATGCTTTAAACGGATTAAAAAGTTTCCTTGGCATTCATTCACCTTCTAAAGAATTTGAGAATCTCGGTATGTATACGAGCGAAGGTTTTGCAAAAGGTATACGAGGCGATCAAGGAACTATAAAAGCAACAGTGAATGATATGTCATCTGGAATGTTGGCAGAAATAAGATCCTCAATTCCACAGTTTACTGAAGCTGGTGAATCAGTTATGACAGCATTCATTAGTGGTATAAAGACTCAAGATACCGACGCTAAAGTTGCCGTAACAGATATCGTAAATGGTTGTTTAACAGAAATCAAGAACAAGTATTACGAATTCGAAAGCACTGGTCAAGCTGTGATGATACAATTTATCGCTGGTAATAAGACAAAAGATTCATCTGTATCAAACACTTTTATACAAATCGTCAGCGGAACACTAACAGCAATCAAAAACAAGTACAACGATTTCTATAATACCGGTAAGTATCTTGTTGAAGGTTTTGCAAACGGTATCACTGCTTATGCCTATTTAGCACAAGCTAGAGCAAGAGCTATGGCAGCGGCAGCAGCGAGAGCAGCTGAGAAAGAGCTTGATATTAATTCTCCTTCTAAGGTTGGTTACGGAATCGGTAATTATTTTGGATTAGGTTTTGTAAATGCTCTATCTACCTATGTCTCTAAATCTTATCAAGCTGGTTCCGAAATAGCTAAATCAGCTAAAAACGGTTTGAGTGAGGCGATTTCTAACATCACAGATGTAATAGAAAATGATATTGATACACAGCCGACTATAAGACCGGTTCTGGACTTATCCGATGTTGAAAGTGGAACTGGTAGACTAAATGCACTATTTAGCAGGACACAAGCTATGTCTATCAGTGCCGGTATGAACCGAGTAGCTAATGAAGAAATTCAAAATGGAGTGATAACTTCTTCCGGAAATACAATTCAGTTCACGCAAAACAACTATTCTCCTAAGGCACTGTCGCGAATCGAGATTTATAGACAGACTAAAAATCAGCTCTCAATGATGAAAGGGTTGGTGAAAGCATGATTAAATCAATTACCGTAACAAACTATCTAGGCGATAGTATTAAACTTGAATTGGGGAGGCCTGAGAAATCGGGCTTCCTCATCGTGTCTGTTTCCGGACTTGGTCCCAGTAAGGCAAATATTAATACAACAGAAGTATCCACGATTGACGGTTCTCTGTTCAATTCTGCAAGATTGAATCAGCGAAACTTCGTTTTTGAATTTATATTTGTTGAAACAATTAATGGGGAAAGTATTGAGGATGTTCGACAGAAGTCTTATAAGTATTTTCCATTAAAGAAAAAACTTGATTTACTTATTGAGACTGATAACCGAATTGCAAAAACTACTGGTTATGTAGAATCAAATGAACCAAATATTTTTAGTTCTAGAGAAGGAACACAGATTTCCATCATTTGTCCCGACCCCAACTTTTATTCGGCTGATAATAATACTACAGTTTTTTATGGTATTGAACCAGTTTTCGAATTCCCATTCAGTAATGAATCCTTAACAGATCCTTTGATTACGTTTGGTAATATCCAACTCAAGACAGAAAACGTAATAACTTACAAAGGGGATACGGAAATTGGTGTAACTATTCATATTCATGCTATTGGGGAGGTTGAAAACATAACAATCTACAATACAGGAACAAGGGAAAATATGAGAATTGATACCGTAAAACTAGAAGCTCTTACTGGTTCCGGAATAGTAGCTGGAGATGATATTATTATCAAAACCCAAAAAGGAGATAAAAGCGTCACGCTAATTCGAGAGGGGCAGTATATCAATATTTTGAATTGTCTGGGTAGAGAAACAGACTGGTTCACACTAGCAAAAGGTGATAATATATTTGCTTTTACCGCCGAATCAGGTACTACCAATCTTCGATTCTGGATCGAGAATAAAGTAATCTACGAAGGAGTGTAACTATGGAGATATTAGTTTTGAATACTAACTTTGAGTCCGTATATATTATAGATTCTTTTAAATCGATGATCTGGACCGATAGGTATAATGAATATGGCGATTTCGAAATATGCTTATCGTTAACAAATAATTCTGATATTCTCAAATATTTAAAAGAGGATTATTACCTATGGTTAAAAGATTCGGAACACTGTATGATTATAGAGGATTTGGCCGTAGATTCGGATACAGAAGACGGAAACCACCTTATTGTCACCGGACGATCTCTAGAATCTATTTTAGAACGACGTATTATATGGGGACAAAAAGTTTTAACTGGTAATTTGCAAGATGCGATTGAAACTTTGTTGAACGAGTCTATAATTTCACCATCTATAACGGAGCGTAAGATTGACAATTTTATATTTGAGCCATCTACAGATCCAAGAGTTACGGAGCTGACTATCGATGCACAGTTTACTGGCGATGTCTTATATGTCGTTATAAAAAAACTATGCCAGTCCAATAACCTTGGATTTAAAATCGTACTTAACGACAATAACCAATTCGTTTTTAGTTTATACGCTGGAGCAGATAGGTCGTACAACCAAAACACCAATTCATGGGTAGTGTTCTCTCCGAAGTTTGAGAACATCATAAATAGTAATTATTTTACTTCTAAAGCTAACTTGAAAAACGTAACCCTTGTTGCTGGCGAAGGAGAAGGAGTTTCTCGTAAAACAACTACTGTTGGTTCTGGTTCCGGTTTGAATCGACGAGAGTTATTTACGGATGCCCGGGATATTTCCTCTGATGTTGATGGTGGGACACTAACAAACGAGCAATATATAGAAAAACTAAAAGCTAGAGGAAACGAAAAGCTATCAGAACATACTGTCGAAACCGCTTTTGAAGGAGAAGTTGAAGCGACTAGGTTGTTTAAGTACGGAGAGGATTTCTTCGTTGGTGATATTGTACAAATCGCTAATGAATATGGACATGAAGGAAGATCTTATATTTCGGAACTTATTATTTCTCAAAGCGAAGATGGGATTTCCATATATCCTACTTTCCAAACAATTCAAGAGGAAGGAGAAGAAACTGAATGAGTGTAACATATGGATTTTATAATTCACTTAATGGTGACCGCAAATACGACGCAACTCAAATATCAAGTATGTTTGACGGCTTGATTATTGATGGGATATTTGCGTCTATTGGAACAGCTTTCGTAGTTAAAGCTGATACCGGGAACACCGTAAACGTGGGGGTCGGTAAAGCATGGTTTAATCGAACATGGACGTTGAATGACGCCATTCTTCCATTGGAAGCTCCTATTTCAGAAGTTTTGCTTGATCGTATTGATGCGGTAGTCATCGAGGTAGATACTTCAGAGGCTGTACGTGCAAATTCCATCAAATTCGTTCAGGGTACACCATCAAGTCAGCCGGTTAGACCGACTATGGCTTCGAGTGAAACTCTTCATCAATACCCACTTTGTTATATTTATAGAGCTGCCGGAAGTACAGAGATTACTCAAGCTGATATTACTAATATGGTTGGTACTGAAGAAACGCCGTTCATAACAGGTATTCTTCAGACAATCAGTCTCGATGAGCTTCTCGGTCAATGGGAGGATGAGCTCGACCAATTTGTTGCTAGTGAGCAAGCCGATTTTACAAATCGGATGAATGATGTAATGGACGAATACGACGATTGGTTTAACCAGATGAAAGCCGACTTATTAGCAGAAAAAGCTCTTTTAGATCAATGGATTGACAGTGAGCAAGACGATTTTATAAACTGGTTCAATCAAATGAAGGAGATTTTGGATGAAGATGCAGCGGGTAATATATTAAATTTAATAAACAATTATTTGGCAGATTATGAGTACAAAACGCCTATTATAGACGGTACGCAAATACGACTACAAAAACAATCCAATACAAACATTTTGAAGTTTAAGCTTGACGCAGATTTGTCAGGTGGAGAAATAACTATATCTCTTGACAACTACCTTTATGTGGTTGGTGCCACTCAAAAAGTCTGGAAACTAAACAAATCAAACTTAAGTAAGGCGGCAGAATCTATAAGCTACGGTGGTGATATACACTCTATAACTTCTGATGATAACTACCTTTATGTGGGTGGTACCGGCACTCGAAAAGTCTGGAAGCTAAAGAAATCAGACTTAAGTAAGGTGTCAGAATCTATAGATTACGGTGGTAGTATATGGTCTATAACCTCTGATGACAACTACCTTTATGTGGGTGGAGGCACCACTCAAAAAGTCTGGAAGCTAAACAAATCAGACTTAAGTAAGGTGTCAGAATCTATAGATTACGGTGGTGATATAAAGTCTATAACTTCTGATGATAACTACCTTTATGTGGGTGGTACCACCACTCAAAAAGTCTACAAGCTAAAGAAATCAGACTTAAGTAAGGTGTCAGAAACTATAGATTACGGTGGTCGTATATGCTCTATAACTTCTGATGATAACTACCTTTATGTGGTTGGTTCCACTCAAAAAGTCTGGAAACTAAACAAATCAAACTTAAGTAAGGTGTCAGAATCTATAGATTACGGTGGTGATATAAGGTCTATAACTTCTGATGATAACTACCTTTATGTGGGTGGTACCACTAAAAAAAAAGTCTACAAGTTTAACAAATCAGACTTAAGTAAGGTGTCAGAATCTATAAGCTACGGTGATACTATATGGTCTATAACTTCTGATGATAACTACCTTTATGTGGGTGGTTCCACTCAAAAAGTCTGGAAGCTAAAGAAATCAGACTTAAGTAAGGTGTCAGAATCTATAGATTACGGTAATACTATATGGTCTATTGAAGGAGCAACGTCAAAACCGCTTGTTGATATTGATGGTATAGCTGTAACAGAACTATACAAAGGGTTCGTGGAGGTCGTTGAGAATGGCGTAAATTTTACTTATGCCTCTAAGGGGGCATCTTTAAAAGAAGTCAATGAAATTATTTTTTCAGCAGAATCTATAGATTACGGTGGTGATATATGCTCTATAACTTCTGATGACAACTACCTTTATGTAGGTGGAGGCACCACTCAAAAAGTCTACAAGCTAAACAAATCAGACTTAAGTAAGGTGTCAGAATCTATAGATTACGGTGGTAGTATATGGTCTATAACTTCTGATGACAACTACCTTTATGTGGGTGGTGAGGCCACTCAAAAAGTCTACAAGCTAAAGAAATCAGACTTAAGTAAGGTGTCAGAAACTATAGATTACGGTGGTAGTATATGGTCTATAACTTCTGATGATAACTACCTTTATGTGGGCGGAGGCACCACTCAAAAAGTCTACAAGTTTAACAAATCAGACTTAAGTAAGGTGTCAGAATCTATAAGCTACGGCGGTAGTATATGGTCTATAACCTCTGATGATAACTACCTTTATGTGGGTGGTACCACCACTCAAAAAGTCTACAAGCTAAACAAATCAGACTTAAGTAAGGTGTCAGAATCTATAAGCTACGGCGGTAGTATATGGTCTATAACCTCTGATGACAACTACCTTTATGTGGGTGGGGACACTCAAAAAGTCTGGAAGCTAAAGAAATCAGACTTAAGTAAGGTGTCAGAATCTATAGATTACGGTGGTGATATATGGTCTATAACCTCTGATGATAACTACCTTTATGTGGGTGGGGACGCCACTCGAAAAGTCTGGAAGCTAAAGAAATCAGACTTAAGTAAGGTGTCAGAATCTATAGATTACGGTGGCACTATAAGCTCTATAACTTCTGATGATAACTACCTTTATGTAGGTGGAGGCACCACTCAAAAAGTCTACAAGCTAAACAAAATTGCTTATATATATAAAAACCTTAAATTAATAGTAATAGGGAGCGTGTAAAACGATGCCAACGTGAAAATATATATATATTTGCAAATGCGATTAGAACTAGAATAACACGATGGGAGAAATTCTTATGGAACTATGGATTCAAATGTTTATTACCATTACCTGTTCGGTAATCGCATCTTCAGGTTTTTGGGCATATTTACAGAAAAATCTTGAAAAAAAAGATGTTAAAACAGAAATGCTCATAGGACTGGGTCACGATAGAATTATTTATCTCGGTCTTTGTTATATTGAACGAGGATGGATTACCCAGGATGAATATGAGAATCTTAATGATTACTTATATAAACCATACTTCAAAATGGGAGGTAACGGAGCCGCTAAACGCATTATGCAAGAGGTAGATAAGCTCCCAATACGTAATCGGGCACTACCAATCTCCAGAAACTAAATATTAAACCAATCAAATCAAGCGGATAGTTGTAAAACAGCGTAGGAATAGGAGTAGTAAAAAGCGGGAATATGTATGTAACTCATGCATTATTCCTACACTACTCCTATGCCCTTATTCCTACATATTATTTTATTTTTTCTAAGTGAAAAAATTCCCGGGTTGTGTTTTCTGAAAAACTTTTTAAAGGAGGATTCTTTATGGAGCTATTTGTTATATTTGGAATTGGTATTTTAGTGGGTATTGTTTGTACGACAGTAGCTACTCGTACTAAATCGGTCGGTTCCCTTAGAGTTGATACGTCGGATTCGGACGATGGACCCTACTTATTTTTAGAACTATCAAAAGACATTGGAGATATATATCGAAAGAAATACGTGACGTTTAAAGTAAGTCTTAAAAACTTCATTCCGCACGAATAACACCCCCTCTTATGGAACTAATTAAATCATTTATTGAAAGGAGAAGATAACGATGAATGAAGAAATCAGAGATTTGTTAGGAGAGGTGATTAAGACAGAAATTCGAAACTTATCTTTCTTGGAAGCAGGAAGTAAAGAAAAATCAACAGCTATTGAAGACTTGGCTAAGATTCACAAATTGAGAATCGAGGAGACTAGAAACGAAAGTGATATACAATTTAAGAAGTATCAGTTAGAAGAACAAGTCAAAGATCGATATTTTAGACTAGGAATAGAAATGACAAGTATTATATTACCGTTGATATTCTACGGAATCTGGATGCGTAAGGGATTTAAATTTGAAGAGACTGGAACTTTTACCTCGACGACATTTAGAGGATTGTTCAATCGTTTTAGACCTACTAAAAAATAGTTTTGATAGTTCCAAAGCGAGGAGATCGTATATAATACATGGTCTCTTCGTTTTTCTCCGTGAAAATTACAAAACTTTTTGAGCGCGAGATTTACATCTCCTATTATGAAAACAATTTATAGGAGGTAATGTTATGAAAATCACTGATATGGTTATATCGGCTATTTTGAAGAAAGGTATTTTATATGAAGCAAGGAATGTAGATACAGATGTCGAAATTCCTATGACGATAGAAAACCAGGAACACAAAATTAAGATAAACATTAAATGTGAACATATGACACTTCGAATTGAGAAGGAATAGAAGGACGAGTCCCAACAAGGACTCTTTCTTTTACGCGAAATTTACAAGGACTATTATGAAAGAGAAGGCTACTAGTTTAAGTTAGACAAGGGACTACAACTAGGGAAAAACGTCGTGTTTATACGAAGTACTTGGTTCGACTCC